TTAACTCTACTAAGTTTAATAATAATAAGCAGTACCCCGAATGGTATGACGGATACAATGTCACAATGACTAATGGCTTTCCAACAAAACAAGAGGTTGCTATGTTTATGGATGGACTGAAGTCTGTTCTAACCTGTGAAACCTTTTACCACCCACACTTTATTCATTTAGCCCAGAGACATAAGGTTAGAACTCTTATGCAGTATAACTATGAGTTCCTTGATCACCTTAACAAACCTGATATGCCATTGCCTACCTATATGATTTCTCCCAGTTATTGGAAGGTAGATGAGACTATTGCTAAGTTTGGTAATGAGACTAAGGTTGTTCATATCCCGCCACCAATTTATGTTGATGACTTTAAGTCTGTTAGAGAAAATAATATGTCAAAAGATCATAAGCGGATACTACATATTGGTGGCAAGGCTGCTTCACAAGATAGAAACGGTACTCAAACTGTTATTGATATGCTTCGTCACTCTAAGGCTGATTACAAATTAGTAATTAGAAGTCAGAGCGAACTAAACATTAATTATAAAGACTCTAGGCTCACTGTTGAGGTAGGCAATATTGATAGCCGTTCTGAAATGTATAATGGCTTTGACGCAATGGTTATGCCAAGAAGATATGCTGGTCTTTGTCTTCCTATGAATGAGGCTCTTGTGAGTGGACTTCCAGTATTTATGACTGATATATCTCCCAATAATCAAATACTTCCAAGCGATTGGCTTGTATCATCAAGTAAGGTTAGCACTCTTATGACAAGAGTTAAACTTGATGTTTATGAAGCAGATGTTAGAGAACTTGCCAAGAAGATTGATCGCTATGTTGATAGTGATAAGAGGCTGCAAAAGGAAAAGGCTTTGACAATTGGGTTTGAAAACTTTGACCCATCTATTCTAAAGGATCAATACCTTCAGATTCTGGAAGGATAAACTCTTCGGAGAACTTTTGTTTTAAGTCTCCAAGCGTAAGGAAAGTAGCCTTCCTATCTTTAATAAACTTAATATCTGTTTTAAGTTCTTTGATTTTATAATCTGTAAACTTTAATATATAATAAGATAACCATAGATCATCAATGATCCAATACTCTTCAGGGCAATCAAAAAAGTCTTCGTTTAGAAATAGTTTGGCGCTACATATTAGTCCACCTGTTCCAGCATAATTTCCTAATTCTTCTTTTTCAATCTTAATTTTTCTTTTGTATTTTAAGTTAACTCTGTGTGCCCAAAAAGATTTTACACAAGTCTCATCATACTGTCTGTGACATTCTTCTATAAATGTATTTGGAATTATCTCATCATCATCAATAAAGATTATTTTTTCGTATCCATCTTCGGCAAGATCCTTTGCTAATAAAAATCTAGCAAATTGTTTAAAATCATTTGCATAGTTGTGTACAGAAATATTTAGGTTGCCTTTAAACTTATCTAAATACTTTAAAAGTTTTTCATTTTGGCCTGAGTTATCTATAATATAAAAGTCAAAGTCTTTATCTGTTTGATTATTTATGCAGGCCAAAGTTGTATTTAGGTTCTCAAACCTTATATACGTACACATTATTAGCGCTGTCTTTGACATATATCTCCATGATAACATAGAAAGAGCCAGCCCAATATAGACTGGCCCTAACTATTTTTACTACTTACTTCTTTGGCGCTGCCTTCTTGACTGCTGCCTTCTTCTTTACAGGTGCCTTAGCAGCCTTGAGAGCCTTCTCTACTTCCTTAGCATCTGGTAATACACCAAAAGCCTTGTCGTTAGGATTAATTGCTCTGATTGCAACTGGTGCGATAGCAGCAACAAGCGCTGTCCATAGATCCTTTGGATCTGTTACGCCAGCCATGTATAGTGCTAGACCTGATGCAAGTACTGAGCGACCATATGATGCTAGTAGTGCCTCTAGTTGTTTCTTATTCATTTTATTCCTCCTAGGATATAATTTGTGTTAGTACTGTAAAGCCAATCCATAGACCAATAATTCCTGCGACTCCCGCAAAAACTGGTGGTGCTGGTACTGGCAATTTGAATGCTGCGAACACGACACCGCACCCAAAACCTGTTAGTGTTGATAAGATAATATCTTTCACTTTACTTCTTCTTCCTCTTTAGGTAGTAACTTTTTTAACTCTTCATATGCTTGTGATATTTTCTTTAATGAGTTGTAGTTTGGTTCCATTGATATAAGATCCCCATACTCTTTAAAGTAATTGATTTCTGGTTCAACATCACTAACAAACTTACTAAGACCAGACTGAACCTCTTCAATATAATTGAATGCCCAGTCTCGTGAATCAGCAAGAAACTTAAGGAAGTTCTCTTGATGTATCTGTTGATCTGACTTATCTTCTTTTAAATTTTTGAGTGTCTTTATATATTCTTCTAAAGTAAAGTTGTCAACATATAATTTACCTGCAAGTTTTTGTGAAGAGATTAGCCTTCTTAAAGTTATAAGGTAGGCTACTACAAAACAAGCCATTGCAGAACCTAATACAACTATAATAGTGTTTTCAATCATTTCAGAGCCTCTCTCGTAACTAGCACAATAGCACCTTCCATCTCTAAAGCATTCTTAAGTTGTACAACATATTGTAATGCTGCGATCTTTTGATCATGCAATAGTCCAGCAAAATGTCTTTCATCTAATTTTATAGTAAGAAAGTGATCATTGTCAATAAGTTGAACAGAAAAACCTTTAGGCGCTTGCACTGCGTGAAACGCTCTCTTCATTGCATCTGTATACATTTTATTTATCCATTGTTAAAACTTGCCATGTGTCTGCCCAGTCTGCCTTGGTTTTATGGTTGTTGAATTCTCTAGATACTTTACCATCTTCAAGATATACACCACCCCAAACTCCCCATTCTTTTCCAGATACACCATTAGCAAAACATTTTCTTGCTAGTGGACACTGCATGCATAAAGCATCAACTAAAAATCTGGATTCAGATTCATCTTCATATTTATCAAAAAATATATTAGTATCAAGGTCTTTGCATGGAGCATCGTCTTTCCATAGATGCTGCTTCATGTCTACTCCTTATACTTGCCTGGAATCTCCCAGCCACTACGAGAAGGACTAAAAGTTTTTTGAATGTACCATTCATTGTTAATGCGAATACCGTTAGCATCTGTTCTGCCAAGATTTGTTTTCTTGAGTTCTAGAACATCCCAACCAACCCATTTTAGGTTGCTATTTTTTGATACAATTTTTTCCATTGCATCTAAGTCTTTTATAATCATCTTTACCCCTTTTAGTATCTAAAGATTCCAACTTCAACATTGTTAAGTTCAGCCTGAGCAACAAGTTTTGAATTTGATTGCTTTGGTGTGCTTAAGAAAGCAAAGTAGTTTACGTAACTCATATTTTCTTCAACCCATGAAGTAGGTGCCTTAAAGAATTTAATCTTCTTGCCACGAGCCTTCATCCCTCTTTCAGATAAGTTTGAGAACTCTGAAACAAAAGAGTTAACTTTTGCTGGGCCTACTGAATAAATAATAAACTCATTATCATCTTCTTTCATGCCAGAAAGAGCAACGCTCATTGCACGAAGAAAAATTTGATAATCATTAAAATCATTTGTTCCCTGTACTGCCACTATCATTTCTATTCCCACTCCTTAAGTTATCCAATATGAATAACATCTTCTCAACATCTTTTTTTGACATATTAGTTGTATCTACTGGCTTTGCTGATTCTGGTACTGGTGCACCATCTTCAACATTAGCAACATAAAATATATTACTAGCCACCCAATATGCTTGATCTTCTACAACTAACACCTTAATTGTACTCTTTTCTCTGCGCTTTTGCAACTGAGAAGATGTATCTTGGTGCTGTGGTAACTCATAAGTAAAAAACTTTTTCATCATTTTGTGCATATCACTTTGGCGATATATAACTCTATGAGATTTTTTATATTTACTTTTTGTTACTATTCTAATTATAAACCAGGTGGCAAGGATTGTCAAGCCCACTACTAGGAAATACTCCATGCTTAACCCTTTCTAAAATCAAAAGGGCTACCTTCCCAAACCTTGTTCTTTTCACGATTAACTATTGCTCTTGACCAGGAAAACCCTGCATCTCCGCCCCAAGCATCCCACATGATACGACCATTAGATGGGTTAGATGTATTATAAAAATCTTTACCTTTTTTATCTACTTCATGCCGTGAAAAAAATGAATACATGCGCTTAACAGTATCAAGAGACATTGCAGATCCATTAACAATATCTGTTGCTCTACCCCAACCTACAGGGGTTCCAGCACCAGTTGCTTTACCTTCTTCTTTCCACTTAAGCGCTCTTCTTGCAGCAGCCTTCATACCTGAAGTAGGAGTATATGTATCAGCCATTTTTCTTTACCTTATTATGGTTAACATAGTAATCACCAAGAATAGACTTAACTGTTCCATTCTTATTCATACGAACAATCTTTCCATCTTTAATTTGTGTTGCATTAAAGGATCCTGATTTTTTCTTTGGCATTATTTATTAAATCCTTTCGGATCAAACATTCCACTCCAAATACTTTTTGTTTCTTCTATTGAATCAAATTTATATGTGCCACCACGACGTTTATATTCTTGAACTACCCAAGAGTTTGCAACCGCTGATGGATATACATCAAACTTATCTTTTGCTGCTTGAACTACTCTTGCATATAGTTTTGGGTTTGCAGGAGAAGATCCACCAGTACGTGGCTTAATCATTGCTCCATAGTTAGGCTTCTTTGCTTTTCCAATTGAGGCATCATAAGCATCCATAAGATCTGGTTGTGCATTCATATTTGGCATATCTTCAACAGTTAGTTCTGGCTCAACTGGAAGTGGATCAATAGGAATAAACAAATTCATTGTGCAAGCAGAGTATGTTCTTGTTGCTTCCCATAGTCCACTTTCATCTTGTTCAAATAACTGAATCAATACCGCAGGATTTTCAGGAGTTGCTTCAAGTGTATATTCTCCACCAGGAATACCTAGCATACCTTCACGCATTACATGAACTACTTGACCAATGTGAAACTCTTCATCTCCACCATGTGCAGTCATAGCAAAATCGCCTTCTTTTAGGTTTGGCATAGACTTACCTATGTTACCCTCACTACGATTAATTGCATAAATTTGTGCTGCTGCTTCTGCTCTTGAAGTGTGGCATCCCATTACTTCATTTGTGCCTTCTTTTAGTGCAGGGTAGCCAGAGCACCCAAATGAGCCTTTGGCTCCAACCTTATATGGCATAATGATCCTCCTAGACCTATATACTGATTATAGCAGAATTTACTTTGCTAGTACCCTTTTGATTTCATTGAGGCACTCAAGTGATTCTGTGTCCATTTTGCTAAGTTCTTTTATATCAAAAGCCTTGTCCGTAAGGGTTACTAGTGGGTTAGAATCCATTAAATCAACATTTAAAAACCCATCCTGCCAAAGATTCATTATCTGATTATTGACCTGATTCATATGCTCTTGGTATACCTCTGGCATAATTTCAATCATTTTTTCTGTCATTGAGTATAGGAACTCACCGCTAACTGGGTCAACACCCACAACCTCAACTGCTCCATTGAGGATTAGCATGTCAAAAATTTCAGAGTGGTCTTCATCCATCTGACATTAATTCCTGTAACTGTTCTTTTGTTTGTGCGCCAGTTGCTCTTTTTACTTCAGATCCATTGTCAATAACAATAAATGTAGGGACTGACCTAACATTCATATTTTTAGCCATTTCTATTTCTTGGTCAACATCAATAAACTGAAACTTAACAGAAGAATCACGGTTAAGTTCTTCAACTATTGGCTTTACTTTTTTGCAAGGATGGCACCAATCTGCAGTAAAGTAAAGGATGTGTCTCACTTGCCAGACTTCTTTCTAGCCTTGGCAAGAGCATCAAAATCTTTTACCTTAGTATCTCCAAGGTATCCCCAAGCATAACCATCATTGATCATCATATCGTTAAGGGATACGGTATTGCCATCTACATATACCCAGCCTAAAATGCGACCATACTTTTCAGATGAGTCCATCTTTTCAGTCTTAATAATGACAGACTTAGCATCCTTAAGAGACTTCTTTAAGTACTCCTTGGCTTCTAGACCTAGAGCCTTCTCAGCAAGATCTTTTGTGCGGGACTCAGGGGTATCAATACCAGCCAGTCTAACACGAGATGCAAACAGGATATCAAACCCTAAATCAATAAGAACGTCAATGGTATCTCCATCTACTACATTCTCTACTTTTCTTACATAATATTCATACATTAGTAGTCTTTACCTTTCGCCTTGTTCTCAACAAGTTTTTCACGCTCATCAATGATCGTTAGCATAAATGCCATCATTTTTTTATAAGTTTCTGGATTATCCATAATCTTATTATAGTGATGACCACAGAACATTAAGTCTCCACTAATGCCACTAACCTTAACCAAAGCCTCTGCTGCACAAGAATCACATCTATCTGTTGCTTTAAGAATCCACTCTTGCGTAACTGCTTCTTCTTCTTTGATCATCATCTTCATAGTATACCGCTACTTTCTGTTATCAGTTTTATAAAATCCCGAACCATTAAAAATTACCTCTGTAGTAGAGTATACACGAGCCAGTGGTAGAGTGCAAGTTTCACACTCATACCCTGGATCGTTATCTTTTATAGAACGAACTTTAATGACTATACCTTCACAAGTACCAGTGCATTGATATTCGTATGCTGGCATTACTTACTCTTTAGTGCCTTAAATGTAATAACATCTACAATACCTGTTTGAGCAAGTTTGTTTGATGACTGAAATGCTTTTACTGCCTTTTCAGTTCCAGAACCAAAATCACCATCAGCCTTTAGACCAAGAAGGGTTTGGACATTCTTAACTGCCTGTCCCTTTGAACCATTCTTAAGTGGCTTAAACGCTGCAGGAGCAGCCTTCTTAGCCTTTGCTGCAGGTGCCTCAGTTACAACTCCAGCCTTTGATAGCAATGGAGCATTTTCTTCACCAGCATAAACTGGACGACCCCAACCAACTACAGCGTTAAGGATACCCTTCTTGTTCTTTACATAGGCACGAGTCTTTTCTACGCACATTCCGCCATTGCGCTGATCTCCCTTAGCAGTTCCAGAAGTATTTCCTTCAATAACTTGGATTGTTCCATCACCATTATTCTTAATACAAAGACCAACATGTGAAATACGATTTACACCATCATCTGGGAAATCAAAATAGATCCAGTCTCCTGGGGTTGGATCGTCATTACGAGCATCTGCCCAACGACCTTGCTTCTTAAATTCATCTGATGCTGCAACTGTTGATGCAGACTTTGGGAACTTTGCTACTCCTGCAGTGTGTGCACACCAAGAAACGAATGACTG